AAGGCCGTCACCAAGATCAATACCAGCAGTAGCTGCTTCGTCTGGGCGTTCTGTTGGAGCAAATAATGGAGTCACTGGTGTTTGTGTTGCTGGACTAGCAGGTCTTCCACCTACATCATCTGCAATACCACGAGTCTTTGCCTTAGGTGCTGCTGTATTAAGTGCAGCAGTTTCTTGACCTTCTCCATATGATGTAGAACCTAAACTCATATCTGTTCTCTTGGAGAATTTGCCTGGGCCTGATGCGCCAGCTAATGGACCTCTTGCCATTATTCCTCCTTTAAAGTTTCTAGATCTTGCGAAAATTGTTGCCAGACTTTTTCTTCCTGGCTCTTCTGTGTTGAATGATAGACAGCTAATTGGTGCAGATCATCTGCAAGTGCTTCTATCACTGATATTAAATTTAAAAAGAATCCTGATGCTATTACTAGATAATCAGACAGTCGCACTGGGCGATTAAGATTATTATCGTTATTCACCCAGCGCTCCTATCAATAAAATAATTTAAGCCTTCTTACCCTTACGACCTGCTGGTGTGTATCCGAAGAATACTTTTCCAGTTGTTGGCAGTGCTCCATTCTTGCCCTCTACAGGCTTTGTTTCAGTAGCCTTTGCTCTTGATCCCTTATTCATTTGTTCACCCCCTTCATTATGCTGCGCCGCCGATAGAGGCGAGTAGTTGTGCGATATCTGGTTGAGGTTGACCAGCAGCAGGGGCCGCTCCGCTTTGTTCTTCTGGAGTTGGCTGCGAGGCAGGGGCGGGGGCCGCACCTGCTACTGGAACTTGTTGTTCAGGCATTGTTGGCGCTGGAGCCACTGGCTCCGGTGCAAATGCTTTGGCAATAATAGTTTCTAGTTGTAATCCTTTTTGTCTGCCTTGAATGACATCAGCGATTCTAGTAATGATTTGGCTTGGATCTTGACCTTGGGAAGCAAGTGCGGGTATAGCTTGTGCATACTGAGCAACAGCAACGCGAAGAGAATCACGCATTTCTTCAATGTCAACCCTTTGTTCTTCTTGTGTAACATTTAACTCCATTGGGATTTCTCGGCGGACATAATCACGGGATACTAACTTGTCGCTACGCATTTGTAGTAATGCAATAATGGCTCTGTTAGGATCCATTCCTGACATAATACCGTAGCGTACATCTACGCCATACTCGCCTTTAATATCACGAGATGGTGTGTACTTTAATGTATAAGGTGTGCCGTCATCGCTACCCTTAATTGTCTTTACCATATTACCAAATACTTTTTCATCTACCTCAAAGGATAGAGAAACCATATCTGTAAATAGACGAGCAAACTGTGCTTGCGCTGCTTTAACCTGTGTATCAAAGCCAGCCTGTAGTGCTTGCACACCACGACCAGTAACAACAGAGGCATCAATATTACCTGAGCGAGTTTCAGGATAACGAGCACCAACGCGAAGTTCACGCTCTAGTACACCAGACTCTGTGAATACACCTGCTGGTAGTTCTAGTGGAACTCTGCGAATACCTTGTGGATTAGCAGAACGCATAATTGCATCTGGTCCCAAAGCAAGTTCTTGTACATCTTGTGGAATAGCAATAGGTGCTTGAATAGATTTCTCAGCAGCCTGGATCTGTAATACTGCGAATCTTGCACGAGCTAGTTGAACTGCTAGTACATCATCAAACTGACCACGAGCCTCACCATCAAGGGAGGATCGCATAGCAACGTTGGCTAAACACTTACCTACTGGGTTAGGAACATTGCCTAGAATTAGATTCTGGCGTTCTGGTAGGAAGATCATATCCTGATCTTTATCGTGGTAGCGAACTAGAGATAAAGCAGGGGAACCTTGTTGCCATCTATTCTTAGGAAGGATAACATCTGCATACTCTGGGTATTGAGCAGCTAAGGTTTCTGCATCTGTATTAACAACTTGAATTAAAGAAACGCAACGACCATAACGGTCTAACTCTGGGTAAACACCAAAAGGATTTAATAGACGGATTCTTGGATTATTAGTTTCGTAATCCATCTCAATCATCGCTGGTAACATTCCATAGGTATTGAACCAGTCAGCACCTTGGTACATCTGGATCTGTAGATCAGATGAGGTTACATAAAAGTTAGCGATACGAGTTCTAGTATCAGCAGCACGGCGCTGAGTATCAGATACCATATTGGTAGCGGCACAGTTAAAGGATGGCAGTGGTGCCATTACCTCTGCTAAGTCACGGGCTGCTACATCTACGAAGTTAGCAACTAAAGGTTTTGGGTATTCCTCTGAGAACATAGATGGATATACTTTTGATATATCACCTTGGCGCACAGAAAGAACATCCCGCATCCGTTGATCACGGGCTGCATATCTGGTCTGTATACGACCAGCTTTAGCGATTACTTCTTTTGGTGTTAGCAACTATATCTCCCTAGATAAAGGTTTTATCTTTTTGTAATAGTAATTCGTCTATATTGATTACCATACGTTTAGATTTTTCCCTATTAGATAAAAATGGATTCTTCATATGATGGTGTTGGTACTGACCATAGTTGATCATTTCCCTTGCCCTGATCTCGCAGAACCAAAGAGCCATAACCATATCGGTCTTGCCTTTGGTATTAGGTGACCAAGTAATCAACTGCTCTATTAGAGCCTTGACATTTTCAGTTTGATCACTAGGCAAATGAATCAGATTATCTCTGTGGTGTTTGCCATCGTGCTGCTTGGTACCAAACAGTGTGGACATAGAAGCCACACCGAATCCTGAGTCCCACTTATTGTTACCAGTATGATGCTCACGGAGTACAACTCCACGAGTGGCTAGATGCTGGCGTATACCTTCATCCTGCGTTAAGAAGGATTGAAAAGCGTTCTTCTCTACTATCCATTCGCTAGGCTTGTATAGCTCTGTCCAGTCAAATATTAATTGACGGATCTGCGCTGGAGTCGGTCTAGAGATCTTAATAGCATCAACAATGTAACGCTTATTGGTAGCACGATCAATAGCGTAGCAAACAGCAGCAGTGTCACCAACCATTGCAGGGTCCAGACCGCAAATATAACTGAAGCCTTGAGTATCTTTAGGATGACCTGGATAACCGGCATTTAATCCACCGCTCTTTCGCATACCATCAATAGATCCTCTAACACATACTGGATCAAATACTGCATCATCTGATATATCCTGTTGCTGATAAATCAAAGCCCAGGTTGAAGCATCCATTGATTGACGTTCGTTAAATAAGTTCCTACCAGACCAGCGAGGATATAGACCTTCCTCATTCTTGTCTGTGTCCTCTTGCCCATCAAAGGGCTGATCAGAGGCTGGCCATAAAGTAACCCACTGATCGGGATCCTCATTGGCATCTAATAATGCTGGCATTGCTAGGTAGGTCCAAGGTACTAGACCACCAGGATATCTATCGGGGTTACGCAACTCTTTATATAAATCTACGGAGGCTACACGGGTACCGATGATAATTAACTTGCCAGTAGGGTTAAGACGGGATCTAACATCCTGAGTTAACCACTTGATCTGTCGTTCAAAGTCATTTGCATTAGATAGAGTTACAGCATCATCTACTATAATCATATCTGCTCGTTTACCGTAGATCTGACCGCCAATACCAACTGCTTCTATATTGGGATCCTTCTCACTGGATTCACGCAACTCATCACCGAAGGTGACACGGGTTGCCTGCCAGGAGGCTGATTTAGATTTGAACCCTACGCCAGCAGCGTATGCTGCTTGTAGGTCCTCGTACATTGGGTGAGTCAGTCGTTGCTTGATGGCGTAGAGAAAGTCACCAGCTAATCGCTGGGTCTGGGAAACTATTAGAACTCTGAAGTTTGGGTTCTTACATAGTAGCCAGGTCACATAGTCAACTGTGATAGTAATTGACTTGGCGTGGTTGGGTGGAATGTTTAAAAGTATGCGGTTGTTATTTAGACCCTTCTCATACTTCATATTGGGATGAAGCCAGGATGGGTCATTACCCTCAATTACATCTACAAGATTTTGTTGATGGGGGAAGGTCTTGTTATGGAGGAAGCGATCTCTAAATTCTGCGAAGGTAAGGTCGTGGACATCGGAAGAGGCGAAGCTCTTATCTCTAAGTCCTAGCCTAGTACGATCCATTTTATCGGCGAAGATTTTATCTGAGCGCCGGTAGTACTCATAAGTCTTTAAGGATTTGCCGGCTGAGCCACAAGCCTGCTCTACCGTCATTCCCTCAGCCACGGAAGTAAGAATTATCCGCTTGGCTATATCTGCCGAGTTCTCGGCCATCTGACTCCTAGGACTGTTGGGTTAGCTCGGCAACTATAATTGCTGCGGCTATCTTGTTCTTAATTTCTTTTTGCCGTAATTCGGCCTGAGCGTTTTTACGCTCCCTGTAAATCTTGCCGTACTCACGTTCTTTAATTTTCTTCTTCTCTAAATCTTTGTACATATCATCTCCTGTGGATAAACCTGTGGATAACCGCCCGGAGTAACAATTCTTTTTATACTAGGTTGAAGGATCATCATACTGGAAAATGATACACCACACCTGCTGCGAAGCATTGTTGGTAA